CGGCGTTCCCAGCGCGTCGCCGCCGGCTGGATGCAGTCCGAAACGAACTCGAGCCCCATCCATTCGATATTGTTGTTTGTCGCGCGCGCGAGAATTCCAATCTTGTGCGGCGGCACGCGGTAGATTCCGCAGACCTGCTCGGCGTTCGCCTGTGTGGCCTCCAGAAACTGCGAGTCTTTGTTCGAGAGGCCCACCTGGTGGAGCTTCAGGCCCTCCTCAAGGACCTTTGTCCTGTGGCGATTCTCTCCGGTGTTCGCCTTCTGAAAGTTATCGCTGAATTTTTGGCGCGCGGCATCGTCCTTGAACTTGCCAGGATGCTCGATCCATGTGCTGGACGTCGCATCGTTCGCGAAGAACCGCCCGGCATAGTCCTGCATGCCCAGCCCCGTGCCCATCGTCTCGCGTTGGACTGCGATAGGGCTCAGCCCGACGAGACCATCACTCGTGAGGCCGCGCAGGTGGAAGATCTCTTCCTGCATGTAGCAGTCCACTTCGGCGGTGAACCGGGAGCGGACCTGGTATTTAAGTTTCCCGTTGGGGAGGCGATAGACCTGGACAAGGTCCGGATGCAGCGGAATGAGCTGATCGATGGCGCCGCGAGGGCCCGGAACGATCCGCGCGAATGCGTTGCCGCGCAGATCGAGGTGGCACTGCATCATTTCGACAAACTCGATCGACGTCTGCCACTGGTTCGGCGAATTGTGCAGGACCTGGTAAAGCGGATGCTCCGGAGCGCGGACCTTCCCGCCATTCGGAAGTCGCTTATAAACCACAAGGGGACACGCTGCGAGCGATTCCGATCGAACTCGGATGCAGGAAAAAACCGCTGCGAGTCGCATCGCCGTTTCCGGCGTGACAGCCATGCCGGCGGCCGAATCCCATCCCGGCCGCGAATACCAGTAGTCGTCCCAGGGCGGCAGCGCGGATCCGCCGCCGGTTGCCGCGTTAAAGGCCGCGCGCAGATGCCAGCTAATGCGGCCTATCACTCCCGGGTCTCCGCGGCGGCTTCTCATACGACCAGGATCTCCCGGCCGTCGTCATAGGCCGATCCGCCGCCGTCAACGGTCGCGATCGCTCGGCCCAGGGCCATGATCAGCGCGACGATGCCGTCGATCTTGCCGCGCGCTGATTTCTTTGTCGGACGTTTGTTTCCGTTACCGTCTTCCCACACAACCAGGTTCGAGGCCATCCAGCGCAGCACTGGATTCCCCAGGTGCGCCAGCTTGCGGCCCAGCACGAGCTCCTCGATCAATCGTTTGGTGGGCTCCGCGAACATCGCGATCGTCTGATTGAATTTCACCAGGCGGTCCGAGGCGATGCCGCCGGTCTGCAAGGAATTGGCGAATTGCGTGGCGTTCCACGGATCGAACGTCAGCTCGCGGACGTCGTAGCGTTCGAAGTCCGCCAGAACCTGCGCGCGGATGACGTCGTAATCGACGATGTTCCCCGGTGTCGAACGGATAAAGCCCTCGCGGACCCAAACGTCGTACGGCGCGCGGAATTCCTTCACCTTGCGCTCAATGTTGTCCTCGGGCAGCCAGAAATCGGCGAGAACGATATATTTTTCGTGAGAGTCGCTGGGAGGAAAGAGTTTCACTTCCGCGGTAACGTCTTCGGTGGAGGAAAGGTCGACGCCGATGTAGCAGGTCTCGCCGGCGAGCTTCGCTTCCATCTCCGTGCGGAGCGCGCGCGAGTCTGTGTTCTGCAGCGAGAAGCCGACGCAGGCGTTCCAGTCGTCCATCTTGATGGCGGCAGTTTCCTGATTCGTCCAGATGTTCAGGTGTAGGCGAAGGAAGGAATTCAGCGAGGAAGGGTCCTGCTTCGCCTTGTTGGCCTTGCGGCGAAGATCGTCGAGCTTAACGGAAATGTTCAGGCCGGGATTCGCCTTCGGCCAGTTGCGCTCGTCTTCCCAATCATCGCCCTCATCGAGCGCGGCGATGAAGACGAATAGCGTGTCGTCCTGGTTGATCCCCTCGAGCACCTTCGTAGAATATTCGTGGTCAGTGAAGCAAACGGATTCGCGATCGTAGCCGGCCGTGGTGATCTTGAATGTGAGCGGCTGCAGCCGCGCGGCCGTCGCCGTTTCGATGACATCGATCAGCAGGCGTGTTTTGTGGGCGTGATATTCGTCCACGATCGCGGCGCTGATGTTCAGGCCATCGAGCGTGTCTTCGTCGGAGCTGAGCGGCTCAAACTTGGAATTGGTCGCGGGGACGTTCATGTTATTCCGGAAGCTGACGATGCGAGACTTGAGCGCCGGCGAGGACTTCCGCATGCGCTCGGCTTCGCTGAAGACGATCTTGGCCTGGTCTTTCTTCGTGGCCACGCAGAAAACTTCGGCGCCTGGCTCGCCGTCCGCGAAAAATAAATACAGACCGATCCCCGCAGCGAGCGTCGATTTCCCGTTCTTGCGCGCGATCTCGGCATAGGCCGTACGGAAGCGGCGAGCATTGTCGCTGGTGCGCTTCCATCCGAACAGGCACCAGACAATGAATTGCTGCCACGGCTGCAGGATGAACTCCTGCCCCGCCCATTCGCCCTTGCTGTGGCGGAGGAAACCGAAAAAATCAAGCGCGTGCTGGCCAGCGGCGACGTCGAAACGCAGCCCGCGCGCAGCGCCCTCGCGCAGATCGTCCAGGTGACGCTTCGCCGCGAGCTTCACCCAGCGCGAGCACACGATTCGGCCGGCTGCCGCGTCTCGCGCATACTGCTCCGCGGGATGCAGCTTAATTGACGCGCTTGCTTTCATTTGTTTTTGCGCCGCGATTCAGGAACTTCTCGAAAGGATCCTTCTCTTCACCGGCCGGTTTCTCGACGCGCAGACGCGATCGCGCCGCCGGCGTCATCCCGAACTCAATGAGAAAGGATTTCATGGTTTTCAGGGCCGCTTCCGAGATGTTGCATGCTGGGTTTTTCTTGTGCCGATAGCCCACGGTGAAGGGCTTGCCTGCCAAATTCTTCCAGAGGACAGGCTCCTCGATCACGATGCCGAACTTTTCAATCCGCTGTTCAGCCTGCGCCCATCTGGCATATGCGTGACAGTATCCAGCGAGTGCCTTTCCATCGATGCGTGAGAGCAGCCCGAGCTGCTCGAGCTGCGGAACGATTGATTTCCATTCCTTTTTCGCCAGCTCGGGAAGATCCGGAGGCATGTCAGGAGGGCCGAGCGGCGGCGTCGGCTCCTTTATGTTGAGTGCGCGGTGGCCAGCCTTGCCGCCAAGCTTTCTCAACTTCGTCGGCTTCGGTCTACGTCCGGATCCACGTGGCATTTTTCTTTTTTACCAAGCAAAACCGAAAATTCTATTTCGGGCGCGTGTGCGCGCGTGTGCTGCGCGGTTCACGCCGGCGAGGGTCTTGAGGAATTTGATCCCCCTACCCCTGATTCTTTTTACGTTTAGATGTTCCGGAAAGTTGCAGGCGCTTCGCGAACTCAGTCACGAACCGTGCCAACTGCTTGCGCGTCGTCGGCGAGACGTTCGCAATCTTGCCGTCCTTCTCTGATGGCACCGAGAATGTTCCTTCGGGCGACACGACGATGCGACAGACCTCGATGTACTCGAGCGTTCCGACGAAGTCCGCAAAAGTTCGGTTTGGTTTCTTCATGTTCGTTTGCCTCGCCGCGCGAAATCGGAGTCGATCTTTGCGGTCTTGTAGGAGTGGCACGCCTTGCAGCCGCCCTGGCCGTTCTCGAGTGACCAATCGCCGCCGGCATTCAGTGGCACGATGTGATCTGCCTCGACGCTTGGTGCCGTGCCATCGCAGAGCACCGCGATTTTGCACAGCGGATCGCGTGCCAGAATCATCGAGCGCCAGCGCTGATGCCGGCGCCCATATCCTCGCTTTGAAGCAGATCCGCGTCGCCGATCGTACGCCAGAGCCGCCGTTCGCTTGTGCGTGTCGCAATACCGAGCCGCGCATCTACGTCCGCAGCCAGGTTCGCGGCAGACATTACTCGCCGCGAGCGGCATCGCGATCGCTATCCCGCACGCGCAGCGCAATGTGTGCAAGCATCACGCGCGCCCACAATTGTCCGCGCGCGGATTCAATGACGAGAAGCGCGCCGACGCGGCATGACGCGCCGCGTATCGCGACGCGATCAATTGCGGCGCCAAGCCGCGGCGCCGTCAAGCTCACCACGGCGCCATTGCCACTGCGATCTTCATGACGAAGCCAGTGCACGCGCCGTTCGCGTTCGTAGCGAACCACTTGTGCGCGAGAAAGGTGTTTGTGGGAACGATCGTCACAACGATGGCTGGAATATTCGGTCAGATCCCAAAGCGGGGGAACGCTGCAGATAGTTTTTTTAGACATACCTGTACGGACGATGGAAGAGTCCCTGAATCAGGTCACGCTACGGCTGACAAGGAGAAGCCGATCTCGGGGAAGAAAGCGGCACTAGAAAAATACCATTGCGGTGGCCAATTGCGACAGGACCGTGATGCGGACTGCGTGTTATCAGTTAATGGCAGTCCGGCGATGGGGCGGGAACGGCGCGTATGATTGGGGAAGTAATCCTGCGCGCCGCTGGCCTTCGTGGAATCGCCGCGAGTCCGGCGCGGCGTGCGGGGTGAAAATTAATCGGGCAAGGATGGCAGCCGTTGAATCCCGCTAAGAATCGTCAGGCTGTGAATGCGAAGTTGCTCCTTTTTGGATTTCCTCGCCCGAAACTCGTCAAATATCAGTTCCTGGTGCGGCGAATTCGCCTCTCTTCATCCGCGTCTCGCGCTCTTTAAGGGCGGCCTCAACGTCCCGGTTAAATTCTTCCTCCAGTGCTCCAAGCTGGTCGGCAGCTTCCGTAAGAATTCGCGACTGAGCGCGTCCCAGGCGCTCTGAACATTCCGGAACCTCGTTCATTAAAACATCCAGGCCCGAAGACAGGCACAGATCTCCAAGTTTCTGCAATGCCGCCGGGAGGCTCCCTGTGTAGTAGCAGATTTCCGCGACGGCATCGGTAATCCCATCGTCAATCTCAGCGTCATTTTCGAAGTCCAGATCAAGGGTGAGCTCGATGAATAAACTGCTCGCTGTGCGCAAATCTTCTAAAGCCCTTGATTTTTCTTCGCTGTTCATCTGTCGCCCCCTACATGTAACATTTCCTGATTTTGTTACCCCTCTTCGAAGTCAATTTCGCACTGCCCTGGCGTCGACGATTTCTTTATCTTCGCCGCGCTCGCTGGCTGCTGAACTTTGATCGCCCGCAGGAACTCGAGATCCTCGGCCGTGAAGTCGCACTCGCCCTTGCCGCGCTTTCGGCACGTCACAAAGTGCATGGCGTAAGTCTCTGGATTCAACGGCACGTGTTTCTGGTTCGGCGTCCAATACCAGAGGACGATTTTTCCGCAATCCCTGCAATGCGAGGTCCCGGTCCAGACGTAGCCGTTCGCGACAAGCCCATCATGGCCGCTCATTGGCCGCTCCTCGCGCGCGTTGCGGCCCAGACTTCCTCGCGTATGATGCTCATGATCCGAGGAACGAGGATTTTTGCCAGGTTGCGCGCAAACGACATTCGATCCGGAGTCAGGCTTGCCGAGGCGCTGGTTTCGAGCGCGGCCTCCAGGCGTTTCAATAGTTCGGTCTGGCGGATCATTCGCATTTTGGCCTGTCTCGATTTGCCATGGGTTCCTCCTCTCTAGGTGGTTTCACGCAGTCCGTGAGCCACGCGGCTCCGGCTTCGAAGTGCGCAACGGATCGACCGCTCTGCCGGGCGGAGCGATGTGGCCATTCGACAGGGCTTTTCGTTCCGGCGTGCCGCCGAAGAATTCGCCTGGTGCCTGTTCCCTGCCTAGCGCATTGATCGCTTTTACCTCCACTGTGGCCGAGTTGATGATCGTCTGCGCAACACCGGCGATCGCCTTGGCGCGTTCGATTTCCATTGGGTTTTTCTCATCTTTCAGAGCCTCGAGCGTTTCAAAAAGATGATCGCGTAGATCCGAGAGTTTATTTTTCGCCATTGTGAATTCTCCTAACAAGGTCTCGTTTCAGGCCGATCACTTCCTTGAGCAGCGGCGGGAAATGCCGCATTTCTTCACAGGCCTTCTTGCTCGCTGCACTCATCCGGGCGCGGACCTCGGGATTGGCCAAGGCCTTCTTGCTCGCTGCACTCATCCGGGCGCGGACCTCGGGATTGGCCCAGGCCTTCTTGCTCGCTGCACTCATCCGGGCGCGGACCTCGGGATTGGCCCAGGCCTTC